CGGACAGCGGAGCATCGCTTGGTTGTACTCCATTCACCGGCCCAGAACTGAAGACAAACAAAGGAGATGGCTGGGGAGAGTCTCCCACCCAATATGGCAAGAAAAAAGGTAAGAAAATAAAACCAAGAAAACCAAACTGTGATTGTGAAGGCAGTGATGGTGAGGGTGACAACGATGAAGAAAGATTTAAAGATGTCACCATATATCCCTTTAACAAGGTAACGGAAACCGAATCTGGACATGTCATGGAATATGATGACACACCAGGCAGCGAAAGAATTTCAACAAATCATAGAAGCGGATCGTTTGAAGAATATCATCCTAATGGTGACAAAGTAATAAAGGTTGTGAGAGACAACTACACATCCGTTCTGAGAGACAATCATTTGCATGTTGATGGATATTGCAACATAACAGTTGACAAAGCCATGAAAATATTGGTAAATAAAGATCAATTAGAAAATAGTGAAGAGTCTGCTGTTAATTTTGATATCCATGTAGCAAAAAATGCAAACATCAATATTTACATTGAAAAAGGACATCTTAATGTTTTGATAGACGAGGGTGACTCCAACATTCAGTTGAAAAAGGGAGATGTAAATATAAGACAAGATTGTGGTCATTATAACCACTTTGTAAATGGAGATTATAATCTGGAATGTACAGGACATATGCATGTCGTAGTCGGTGAAGATCAGGTTACAGAAGTCGGTGGAAACAGAGACACCAGAATAGATGGTAATTTTGATTACTTAAATATGACCAAAAAAGGATCTGTACAGGAAACTTTACTGGAAGGAAGTAGAAGAACAAATATAAAAGAAGATCTACAGGAACACATCGGTAAAGTTACGGAAAGGGATTATGGAAATTCCGTAAGAGAGAGATATAGGAATGCTGCGGAAAGGACATACGAAGGAGCCTTTACTTCCGAAAAGCACTATGCTTGGTCTGTGGGTGTGGGTTCGTCTGTCGGTGGTGGTTCTGAAACTCTTACTGCTGGTGATCTTTCCATATATGCCGGCAGATCTGCTATCAGAACAGATGAAGACAATTTTTTAATATCTGGTGCTGGTTCTGCCGGACTTTCTGGTTATGCAAATGTGTTCATAGAGGCAGGAGTGGTAGAAAATAGAAGAAATAAAGATGCTGTTTTGAGAATATTTTCGGAAAATTTATCATTTATTGGCGGAAAAAAGTCAGTTAATGTCTTTTCTAGGGACGAACTGAGACTTTCCAGTTTACAGAGAATGAAACTTTTCTCGGGAATAGAAATACTTTCAAATAAAGAAGTAACACAATCAAATATTGATTACACAGCAAATGAACTTTCATTTATGACTGCTGTTGCTATTGCAGCAGATCCAAATTTACCTGTCAAGTTTATAGAATGTCCTCCCGCTAAATGGATACAAACGAACAAAAAAGAGGACTGCAAACAGAAAAAAGAATGATAAATAATAAAAAAGGAACTAAATGAATAAAACTCTCAAAATAACGGATCTTGATTTTTCCTTCAGAGAACACCCTCTGAGTGGAAATTTAGTCCTGAAGAGTGGGCCAGATGTCATAAAGCAGTCTCTTAAAACATTAGTCCTTATGAATATGTTCGAAAAACCGTTCAGTATATTGGGTGGAAATATTACTAATAAATTATTTGAGGATTTTAATTATTCTTTGGTAAATCAGTTGAGTAATAATCTATTATTTTTAATCAATACATACGAACCAAGAATAGAAGTTTTACCATCGGACATATTGATAGAGCAAGACGATCTTAATCCAAACTCACTAAATATCATAATATCTTATATTATCATAGGTGAAGATGTTCCAAAACAAGAACTTAATCTAGAGGTCACTAGAAGCAGATGAATACCAAAGAATTAAGAATAACCGAGATCGAATTTGATCTCATAAAACAAAATCTAAAAAACTTTTTAAAGTCACAGACGGAGTTCACTTCTTACAACTTTGAAGGTTCTGCTCTTAATATTCTCTTGGATATACTTGCATATAACACATATTATCAAGCATTTTACAATAACATGACTGTGAATGAAATGTTCTTGGACAGTGCTTCCAAGAGATCTTCCATCGTTTCTATAGCAAAGCATTTTGCTTATAGACCAAAAACAATAAAATCAGCAAGAGTGATAGTAGAACTTTATGGTACTCCTACTTCTTCTTTGAAAGATCCAGTTCCAAAAGGAACCAGACTGTTGACTGCCAACAATGGTTCTTCTTATTCTTTTTCTTTGTTGGACGAGGTTGTTGCTACAATAAGTGACACAGATGCTTCTGGACAAGCGATAGAAATGAGCACTGGACCTATTGAGTTTGTGGAAGGAACTTTGAGAAAATACTCATTTGTAGTTGATGCTAATTTAGAAAATCAAAAATTTATCATACCATATAAAAATGTAGACGCATCTACCTTGAGAGTGTATGTACAACCTTCCGCTTCCAGTACGGATATGGTTGGATATACAGAAGCAACGAATATTACGATGGTAAAAGAAGATAGCAAGATATATTTTTTAGAAGAAAATTCAGATGGTAATCTCCAGTTGACTTTTGGTGATGGTGTTCTTGGCAAAAGACTTGTAGATGGAAATATAATAAGAATAGAAATAATAGAGTCTTCTGGTGAAGAAGCAAATGGAATTGGAGTTGCCAATTCTACTAATTTTTTCACATCTCCTAATCTTTTCGGAGTTAATTTCAGAACAGTGGTTCCATCAAATGGTGGTTCTGCTGCTGAAGATAAAGAGTCGATAAGATTTAATACCACTAGAAATTTTGTCACACAGGAAAGAGCCGTTACGAAAGAAGATTATAGAAATATAATCCTAAAGGACTTTTCGATCATAGAAGATGTTGCTTGTTGGGGAGGCGAAGACAACGATCCTCCTGCATATGGTAGGGTCTACATTAGTGTAAAACCAAAAACAGGTGCTATACTTACTGACTTAGAAAAAACAAATTTACTCTCTACTTTGACTACAACCAGAAATGTAGTGGGTGTGTTGGTGGAATTCGTAGATCCTGAAATACTTTATCTAAATCTTACGGTAAATCTCAAGGTGGATCCAATCAATCTACCTTCTGGTTTGAATACATTGATATCGGATGTCACAAGAGAAATATACGATTTTACAGACACAAATCTAGATAAATTTGATAAAGATTTTTATGCGACTGAGTTGAGTGAAGTCATACAGAATATAAGCGACAACATAATAAGCAATGATATTGGTGTCTCTATGGAAAAAAGATTTATACCAATATTTGACAATAAACCACATAACTATGAAATAAATTTCAACAACGCAATATATCATCCAGAAGACGGATATAAAAGTGTTATTACTTCAAATATTTTTGCATATCTGGACACAAGTGGATCAGAAGCAATAGACAGAGACTGCATGTTGCAGGATGATGGTTATGGAAATATGGTTCTGTATTATTTGATAAACACAGAAAAAACAATAATAAATGCAAATATAGGTACTGTTGATTATAAGACAGGTAAAATAATTTTAACAAAATTTAAACCATTATCTCTTGTCGATGGATTACCCATAATGCTTTTTGCTGTTCCAGACGAGAGAGACATAGTTTCAAAACAAAGAATGTTCTTGTATCACGAAAGACCAAGTTCTAGATCATTGACTATCAATACAACTCTAATTCCGTATAGAAACAGATGATTAAAATAACTAGTCCAATTCCAGACACGCTCATTTATACCAATAAAGTATATGTGGATTATGAAGTTACCGAGAATTCAAAATTCACGGAAAAGGTAGTGTTTTTTGTAGACTCGACAAAATATGAAAGAATAGATTTAAAAGGTAGACTGGAAGCCACCAATTTGGCTGAAGGAAAACACACACTTAGAGCATATCTGGTCAACAAGTACAATAAGAAGATAGTTGGTTCCGAAACCACTATCTATTTTTACACTAATGATGATGTTATTAGCATAAAAAACAAAATCTCTACGATAATATCCTCTCAGATACCAGATTTTATTAAAAATGACTATGATAAATTTGTTAAATTTATAGAATATTATTATGCATACTTGGAACAATCGAATGATCCAAAACTAGTACCACTTTCTTCTTATGATTTTTCCGATGTTGATATCACTCCAGAATTTTTTATAAACAAATTTAAAAATCAATTCATTCCAGACTTTCCCACAGAATTTACCTATGATTTGGAAACTGGTAAACCACTAAATTTAAAAACTCTGATAAAAAGAGCAAGTGAATTTTATCGTTCAAAAGGAACTCAAAATTCCTTTGATTTTATATTCAAAATATTGTTTGATCAGGATATACAATTTTACTATCCAAGACAGCATATGTTCATAGTCTCTGGTGCAAAGTGGTTGGAAAAGAAAAGCATAAAATTTATAGTACCACCAAGAGATGAAAGACCAAGAAATTTTGTAGGAAACATAGTTTATCAAACAAGCGACAACGGACAAATAGTAGCAACAGCAAGAGTTCTTTCGTGTTCTTTGTATAAACAATCTCCATTTGATGTTGCTGAGTTGGAACTTGCGGAAATATCTGGGCAATTTGTAAGTCAATATCAAGTTTCGTGTGATATTGTTATACAAGATGCAGAAGAAACCGTTAGTTATTATCCTTCTATTGGTGTTGATGATATTGCTGTGGTAAATGGAGGATTTAACTACAAAGCAGGAGATAGAATAGAACTCATACCAATTCAAGGACAAAGAGCAGAAGGCGTTGGATATGTTGGTAGAGTGTCCCAAGTAAACAGCAGAGGAGAGATAGTAAAAATAGTTGCTGTTAATTTTGGTGTAAATTATGAAGAAAATTTGACTGGAAAATACACAATAAGTATTCGCAGTGACTCTGGAACTGGTTTTTCTGGTCTAGCGTCTAGTTCCGTTTTATGTGGATATGAAGGAAAGTACACATCCTCTAGTGGTGTTTTATCGGATAGAAGTTTTATACAGGACAACTATTATTATCAAACCCATTCATACGAGATCGTCTCAAGTATACCTTTCTCGCAGTATTATGATGTCGTGAAAAGAATAGTACATCCAGCCGGTTATAAAATGTTTGGTTCTCAAGTAGTTCAGCAAAGAATAATAATAGATCCAAAGCAGCAAGATTACAGCACTGGTTTGACTAGCATAAGTTCTTATTATATTGGAAATTATATTGCATATAGAATAAATGGAGAAATCAACCTAAGAGATGCTGTACTATCTGGTATACCAAATACAGATCTGTTCCCAACAGGAGTAAATATTCTCCAAGAAATACCCCCAGATAGTGATGGTTATTTTGTACATAATTCTTTAGGTTTGCCAGAAAAAAGAAACATAAATGATGCTTTTTTTGAAAACTATAGCCAAATATCGACTTTAATTCCAGATTGGGATCAAAGATACATCTACTGGGTAGTTTTTCCACATCCTAGTTTTTTGATAAATAATACTAACAGTTCTATGAACGAATTCTATAATTTACAAATACAGGATCTTGCTGTCGTAGAGGAAGTAACAATATAAGGATTTCTTTCAGATGCCATTATTAACAAATGCCATAAAAACATCTTTTGTTAAAGAATTTTACAAAAGTATAGTCGATCCTAGAAGTACCGACAGGTATTACATTTTTTATGGCGGAGCAAAGGCAAGAGAAAATGAAGCAACAATTCCAGTCGCTTTGGATACGGTAGAGGAGCAAAATTCTTCAAAAAATAATATAATATTTTATAATCACATATTACCTTCCGATGTTTCTCTTATGATCAAAAGATATAATTGGTTGTCTGGTGTGATATACGATCAATATGAAGATGATGTAGATTTAACCGATGCTGAGTATTATGTCTTGATACAGCAAGACTCGGAATATAGAGTTTATATGTGCTTGTCGAACAATAATAATTCACCTTCCACAATTGCTCCATACGGAACAAATACACAGGAAATAGTAACTTCTGACGGATATATTTGGAAATTTATGTATTCGTTGACAGAAAGTATGGAAAGATTTTTGAGTGATACTTTTATTCCAATAGAAGAAATAACATCCGTATCTTATCCCGATGAAAGGGCATTTGCACTAGATGTAAAATTAGATGCAGTATCTGGTTTTATAGAAAAAATAACAGTTGATTCCACTGCTATATTTACCGATTTGGTTAATCCCAATTTTAATTCTAGTCACACGGTAAGTGCAGTAAATGGATTAGTATTTACTGCTGCTTTACTTTCCGATCTGTCGACCAGTTCAAATTACTATAATAACAACTATGTGGTTTATTTTTCCGAAACGGGTAAAGTTGGAACCATAAAAACATACACCGTTTCTGGAAACACAATAACTATAGAACTGTGCGAAATCTACCCAGACAACGGTACAGAAACAAATATAGAAACTGGAGACATTTATTCTATATTGCCAAAAGTGAATATCGTTGGTAATGGATATGGTGCGGTCGCTATTCCTGTTTTTGACAATAGTATATTAACAGATATCAGCATAATAAACGGTGGAACTGGGTATAATGTTGCAAATGCTTATCTACTTTCTGGACCAACTACAAATATATCTGTTGTTGTGCCACCAGATGGTGGTTATGGTTTTGACATAATAAATGAACTAAAACCAAGACACCTTATGATTAGAAAAGAATTCAAATTTTCCAATATAGAGGAAAACACATCGAGATACTTTGGGTTGGGTGCTAGTATAAGACAATATGGAATAATAAAGAACATTCAATCCAATGAAGAAAGCGTTGTTCCTCTTAATTATGAGGTGTATGAGATGACTATGTTGGTTGAACCAACCACCACTATAACTGGAAATGATTATTTCTACAATGGTTCGTTGGATTTCAATGCATTTACTTTAATTTCACAGTCATCTCATATAATTGGCGCCGATACATTCACCAGTGCAAAAATAGATCAAATAGCCATAAATCCAACCGATCCAAGATTGATAAATCTCAGAATAAGTGAACTTAGAGGAAATTTTGAAAACGCAAAATTAAATCTAAACGGAACCGTTGCTCTAGGTGAGAGAATGGTTTTTGTAAAGAAAACACAGAGTGGTATTTCAAATAATTTTGAATTGATATATGCTCCAAAAAGTGTATATGCTCTCTCTCAGTCTTTGTTACCAATAACATTACCAGAAAACATAAGAACATCGGTGGTACAGAAAATCAGACTAATAAGAAACAATTCAGTAATATTAGACAACTCAATAGTACCAGTTGGTTCGTATCTTTACAGAGAACCCGTGGTAATTTCAGATGGAGAAACCATAGATGCGGCTTCTGGGTATGTTCTTTCAATCACAGATACAGAAATATCTGGATCCAATATCATAAGAACCGCTTATGTTTTGGTGGAAAAAGGATCTTTTGATGTTGGTGATGATCTGGTTTGCGTCAAGGATCCTTTTGCAAAAACAATAGAATTGTATAATTCCACATGTTCTGGTAATCTTGGTGTTGGTGTTTCTGTCCATTCTGCCGCTTCTTCATATGATGGTATTTCCATTAATAAATACAGT